CCGCTAACATGTATTAATGTTCCTGATGAAAAAGTGGTTTTATATTTATATCCATAATGCGTTGCAGTCCCAGACTGGATGAACGACAAAACATTTCCTACTATTTTAACGAGTTTATAATTAAATCCACCAGTTGACCACACGGAACCAATATCAGAAGCATCTTTATCGTGACCAACTAATGTAACATTCATCATTCCTGCGTATGCATGATTCCCACCTACATAAGAACCATTTACATTTACGGGAGCAGAATCGTCCGTACAGTTTTTCAATAGGCTTGAAGTGCTATTTATAGCCAGCTTATATTCTGTATCTTCCAGATACATTTCGCCTATATTGTTCGTTTGCAGCGAGGGGAGTGGAACTTTTGTAAACAAATGTTTTCCGAATGAAAGTTTTGTATTGATATACAAATAAGGCGAAATATATTTCACATAAATTCGTTTATCGCTTTTTTTAAGATTCGTATTAATTGTTCTTAAATTTCTTGTTGTCACATTTTCTTTAAGCAAAACGATATCATTTATCCCCTCTTTTGGTGTATAGACATTGCTGAAGAAATAATCACCTTTCGCGCCAACTAAATCGCTGTACCCTAATTTTAAAGCGGTTCCACCCGAATTGTACAGATAATTTTTTGAATCCGTTGTTTTTAAAGCTTCTACGTCAGGAAACTGTAATTTTGTTTCAACATCAATTAATGAATTTGTAGCAGGTGCATACGACTTTAGAAAGGTTAAAGTACCTGGGTAATGAGATTTTTCAGAATTGATTTTAGGGACATAAATTTTATTCGTTTCATTAACATAAACATCCACGCCCATTTCTAAATTACAGTGTGCATTTGGAGATGTTGCTGACCATACACCATCTGTTATAATTCCATATCCAGCATATTTTCGTAACTGAATAAAATCGTATTCAAAGTATGTATTTTCTTCAGTATGTTTAAACCATATTGTTAGTGTAGCGCAATTACTTGCGTCAAAATACATCTCTCCTTCTGTTATTGCACCAGAAACTGGATATTTTAAATATTGAGATACAGTTGTCATATAATTGCCATAACGTACCCAAATTTTATTAGCTGAACTTATATTTGTTCTAAATCTAATTTTAAAATAACCAGCCGTTAACAATTCCCCTGGTGTTACTCCACCCTGCAAGTAATAATAAGTACCAGCTCCTTTTGTTGTAAAATCTATTCTTCCATGCCTGCCACTCCATCCATTAATTGCGTCATTTACTATTGTTTGTGTTACTTTTGTCCAGTTAGTTGAAGGAATAAGTGGGTCTGGTACTCCGTCTGCGTTTGTATCTATAAATGTACCTTCCAAACTTGCAGATAATACTGTTGAATCAAGAAAGTTGTTGTCTGGTACTAATCCATAGACTTTTGTTCCGTAACCCATTGATAATGGTATATCTGCCAAAAGTCTATCAGCACTTGAATAACATTTTATACGAGCAATTTTACCTGCAAAAAATGCAGCTCCATTTTTCCCAATATATAAAATATTTCCTGAAATACTATACAAACCATTCGGTGCTGTAAGTTCAGTAAATATAGTCCACGCATCAGAGCCAGATTGCGCATAAATTAAAACTTTAGCAATGTTTTGCACATAAGTTCCTGAAATTGTTACCACAGTAGAAGTTCCATTAAATACCAAGCAATTACTATCAACCAATGATGGCGCATTGTCAGCATTGCCGGATTTGTCAGTTAATTTATTTGTAGTAAAATTGAACGAATCCGACCAAAAAGACATCAATCCTTTCAGTCCATTTAGGTTCACATTTGAGCCAAGCTGTGCGCGGCAGTCTACCGCCATTGATAAGTTCTTTACGACTCCCATGGCCCGTTACTTAGCATAGCACCTATAAAGCCCTGTGGCAGTTGCTGCAGTCACCTTATTGACACGAAAATTCGTTGTCTTTCCCTGCGTCATCGGGTACCCGGCAACAACATTGCCATACTCATCTGTATAGTCAATCGTGCCATCATTTCCGGTGCATTCAATAAATGAAGGATAATCGAATGCTGTTTCACTTGTTGTCACCGACACACATCCGCCACAAACGCCTGAGTTTGTATTGCCAAGGCTGTTAACGCTCTGTGCCTTAAGAGGGGCATACCCTGTTACTGAAGCGAAAATTCCATATAACTCGCGCAGGAATTTATTATTGTTGACTGCTTTAGTGAGATCGATCATGGCTTATTATTTTCTTACAAAGAAAACTCATTACATCAGCATTATAAAGGACAAAAGAAGCAGCTACTTTGAGCTGCTTCTTTTAACATCATGCTATGTGATTCAATAACCGTGTAACCGCAATGGGGCCTCAATGTATACATAATCTCTTGTAATAGAGAGGGACGACCATATATTGCCTTTCGCTCGTATAGTATAGTTATCAAAGGTTATCACATTGCTCATTTTAGGAACAATGGCTGCACATATGCAGTCTACCTGCTGGCATCCATCCCTGGGAAGATTAAAGGATATGGCAGAAATGAAACATCCATTGACAACGCAGATCGAGGCATCATTACAAACAGTTTGCACCGAAAGTTCTGTTTTGTATTTCATAATGTCGCCGGTTATAGGAGGCGCACCCCTTGCCAATACTGCCACCATGGCAAGCATCAGCATGACAAATAAGATTTTTTTCATTTTTAAAAGGTTAGTAGTAAAAGGGTTAATTGTAAGAGAAATCAAAAATAATCCTGTTAAGTTGGTAAGTAAAGGACATTTCAGAGTGTAGTTTTTTTCAAAAAAGCGCTGCATATACCGTTTTTTTCAAATTTTCGTAATTACATCTGCATTCAGCGCGGTGCGGGATAAGCAGAGGTTGAGTCGGAAATTAATCACGTATGCAGTACCGTTTTATACTCATATGTAATTTGTTGCCGGTTTAATTAGCGAATTACAAGCACCGGTTTTTAGACTGCGTAATTGAATAAAAAAAACTGTTTTTCTATAAAATGACAGATCCGCTCATGGGCATCATTACCCCTGTGGAATTATCAGGATTGAAAAACATACCGAGCAGTAAAGTATCCTGTGCATCGGTGCCATCGGTACGATATTCAAGAAGATCTTCTTCGGTTTCGGCCAGTTTTTCGCCACTCTTATCTTTTTGAAAACCGAGCGGACCTATTTTTACACCACAATGCTCCATCCCGAGAAGTAGCGCTTCATTGTTTGGCTTGTTATATTGAGGCATCAGATACTTCTGCCCCTTAAAAGCCTGATCAATTATATTATATTTCTCATGATGTTTGAGAGGATTCCCGAGATGTACCCTTTTAACGGTCCACTTATTTTTTTCAAATTGGTTACAGATTACGGATGCAAAATCTTCGTCGCTCACGGCATAATTACTTCCAAGAGCTGTGTTGTCATAGTAATAGATGACTTCACGAGTGTGATGATGTCGATAATATTCGCAGAAATCATCGACTAATTCGCGAAGTTTTCGCTGGTATTTTACGTAAAAAGACTTAAGTACCAATGCTTTTATACCGCGCTGCTGGCCGCATACTAGCCAATTTATGTTTGCATTGTAATCGAAAGCAACACAAATAGGCCGCGACAGGTCTACATCGGCATCCTGGCTGCAATCCATATCCTGCGCCTTATCTAAATCGTAGTCCAGGTTTTGCAGATAGCTATTATCATATGCTGTGTAATAGTGTACCGATTCGCGAAGGTTTGGGTAAAATCCGCCTTTAAGCTTACCGGGCCTGATGCACATGATTGAGGTCATGAATACCAGGGGAGGAAGGTCGCGCTTCATTTGTGCTATATACTTCTGGCCGAGCAGTTCAACATTTTCGATGGTTGACCATTCGCGATAGTACACTGCGATGCTTCGAAGCTGTGCCAGCCTGAGCCTATAAAACTTCAATGCCTCGTTATATTTACGTGTATTGAGATTTTTTACCCGATTTATTTCCTTCAGCAGCCATTTGATTGAGTCAATCACCTCCGGATCCATTTTATCCTTATAATTAAGAAACCAGGATCCTTTTTTGCTGGTTGGCATGTCTGAAGTGATGAGGATAGAATTCAGCCACGGACACTTTGACCACGGACCTTTGTATCCTCCGTTTGCCGGAAATGTTTCATCCTTCATTTTCTCGAAATCGAGAAACTTAGCTTCGTCGGCGAGTATATATTGAAGTGTGAGCGAGTTGGAACTCCCTGGAACATCCTGGCTGATAAGGTAGTTCACCGAACCATTGTACCAGCTTATCACATGATCGTAGCTCACAGGCTTTATAACAGGATCTTTGAAGCCAAGAGACTCGGGAGGCCGCCGGCCTATGACATAATGGATATTGCGCCTGAAGCCCATATCTTCGAGTGACTTTAACGTGCCAGGAATTGTGCGGGTGAGAAGTTGCTGGAATGTGGATCCGACGATACCGCCTCCGCTCCGGGGCATGTATTGAACATTTCGGAGCAACCAGGGAGCATTTATTCCATGTCCTTTACCAAAACGCCGTCCACCAACGATCACCGATGTGTGAGCAGCTATATATCGAAATTCAAGCTGTTTATCGTTATAATATACTTTCTTGTTCTCCATTGCTCACATCTTCACATTCTATGTCTTCAATTTCGATCTCATTCCTAAACTTAGTGATCAGTTTTTCTATCGTTTCTCGCTTGTTTTCCATCGGGATTTCACCTAACACCGAGATATCTCCGGTTGGTTCTATAGGTTGCGGATATATCTGATCCCAATCTATTTCTTCACCTTCGTTTTGATCGAGTTTATTATATTTCGCAAGCTTATCGATTGCCAGTATGAGCTCTTTAAGCTTATCACCTCCATAACTTTTACATTGTGCAATAGCATCCTTCAGCTCTTCGTTAACTACGTAACGGATCCATTCTTTACCGGCATTCCTGATATTAGGAAGGATAATTTTTAAATTAGAAATGTCAGCATATGCCTGGGTTTGTTTGATCCCAAATTGAGACATTAGCTCATCACGAAGCGTTACGTCGCTCATCGATGGATTATCGAGCAACCTGGTAAATGCAAAGCGATAGCGGCGAAGCTGATCTTTCTCATCCTGGTTGAGATGATCGAGCGATGCCAGATCGTCGAACATGATGGCCTGGAACTTATCCAGGTTCTTTTTAGGTCCCCGGTTCATGCTTTGTATATTTTACCAGTATCATCCTGTTGCCTAGCACAGGAGATCCATCGAGAATCACCTCAAATCCCGGGAAGTCTTCAACTGTCCACAGGCTTTTATGGCGCTCAAATTCATTATTATGCACATCCGTTTGAGGTATCCATAACGCCGGTGTGCCAATGAGCAGAACGCCGTTATTTTTCAGGGTGCGCTTCAACTTTTCAATCTCACAGAGACCATCCTCCTTAGTAAGATGCTCTATGACGTCAGAAAAAATGATCATATCATAGGTGAACTGAGAAGTAAAATCACGAATGTCGCTAATAACAACATCGTTATATTCGTCCCAGCAAGCGCTCTTATACTGCCTGAATCCTTCGACTCCGTCAACTATCGTTTTATAAGGCTTTACACCCATATCGAGCCACTGGCGAAATGCGGGGCCATAAATGCCATAACCAATGCCTACATCCAGTATACATGAGGGTTTTATTTTCTGAGCCTCACTGATCACGTGAGGCAGTAATACTACAGATCCTATTGGCATAACTAAAGTGTAATGTTATTAAGTAGTCCGGAGGCACAAAGCTTATTGAAAGCTTCGGCGTCGTCCGCCAAAATTTGCTTATGGCTTATTTTGCTGGTTGTTTGCTGGAAGTAGTGGTGTACACGGCTGCCAGGCGCATAAACTACCTTCATACCGGCCATCCGGGTAATTTCCTGCAACCAGTTATCACCATAATAAGTAACCAATGAATCAGGTATATACCCTATGGTATCGATAAGATCGGGGCGAAACATGAAGCAACAGCCAAGAATGTCGAGAGCCAAATGGTTTTTACCTCCCGGGTACGTGCCGAAATTAACCGGCAATGACTTACCATGCGTGGAATATGGGCACACAATACCTACCGTTGCGTCACTTAGCATCTCAATCATCGGCATATCCCAGTTCTTTATGAGCTCCAGGTCATTATTGAGCACAGCAATGTGATTTGCGCCTATGGCGCGAGATATTCTTATACCTTCGTTCCATGATGCATTGACACCCTTATTTGTTTCATGCCGGCGATATATTATCGACATGGCCGATTGTTTCATCATTTCATCAATGAATATTGGCGTGTCGTCGGTAGAAGCATCATCGATGAGGATCACTGTGAATTTACTCCTAGTGAGCGGAAGGCATTTAAAAATGTTCCTGGTGAATTCAAGTTGATTATAGACCGGTATCACGATGGCGAGGTCTAGTTCAGGAACTCGGTACCGGCAATCGAGGCCGGCAAATGTTACATCTTTTCCAGACTTGCCCATGGCCGGTTGATCGACCGGGCATGTGTTAATTTTCCAGCTAAAAGCATTAACCACACTCGTTTGAAACTTATCCTTACGGTTACAATTAGCATGAATGCTGTAATTTTCATCATGCTTGGTTCCCAACTTCAACCATCCATTTTCGTGCGGGTGAATGATGATCGGGATATTACGCTTTTGCACCTCAATACTGAAGTATATATCGGTCATATTGGTGTGAGGGAACCAGCTCATGTCGGGCCGGCATGTGTCGCTGTGCCATGCCAGCACACCGGTGCCTATTTCATGGACAAAAGTGAGCGGATAGGCCAATGAGTACACGAAATTCTTTGCCGTGTCGAAGTAATATGATTTTGTAGGCTTATCTTTATGAAATAACCTTCCGTGATTGCTTACCACAGCCTTGCGATGGGCGCGCTCGATGGTTGTAACCATCTGCTGCACATAGTCTGCTGGATAAATAATCTTATCATCTACAGTAAAAATGTACCCTTGTTGCAAGTTCACCCTATAAAACTTACCTACATCGCCGATGTCGCCCCACTCATCCTGGCTACGGTAAAGTTTTATTTTCTGGTGCCCAAGAAACTCAGGTACATTGATGAAATTATTTAGATAAAGATTGAGCTCATCACACTGCGGAAGGATCGTATTTATTGTATCGCGTAATGCGACGACACGCGACGGCATTGTCGCCATGTTGAATGTGACCTTTTCACCGTTAATCATGCGGCAGCTATTAAGCAGATTCGAGAAGTACCTGATAATCCAAATCGATGATACCGGCTTCGATCAGCCTGTCCCTTGTTTCGGACGTTATAGGAGTTTTCAGAGCGGCGAGCCTGGATAAACGCTGCTGTGTCTCCTTAATCCGCTTTTCGCGTTTGTCGCTGGACAGTTTCGGCACATCGTTGATGGCCCGAGATATGTAACTCCTGCAGGCGTTTATTTCTTTGCTTACATCGGTGATATTACCGGCATTGGCGGTATCTGGAATGGTATCGCTACCAGCTACGAAAGCATCAATTCCGTTCCATCCGGAAGATATGACGTCGTCGAATTCAACAACCTTTTTGCGCCAATCAGCCCGAGTTTTGTCTGTTTTAGCCAGTTTCATTTTCTCGTGACATGTGCGCTGCATTTTGTATGCTTCTGCAATCTGATCGTATATCCGGCGCACATCGGCGGGCAGTTCTTCAGGGTTTATCTTCTGAAAACGCAGATACCTGAAGGTGGCGCCATCAGGCCCGGGAGGAACTACCGGATTCACGGCCGGGGCCGGCTGTGATTTTATCAGATTAAGTGTAGAAACAGTACTGTCTTTTATTTTTGATCCGAGAAGTTTCCTCAGTTCATAGGCCAATTTTGCCATGTCGCGCTTCCTTTCAAGGAAATGTTCCAGGCTTTTATTTCTTGAATATTTCCTGAAAATTGAAAAACCTTCATCGAACGTTTTTTCCTGTTTTTCGAGGTATGCTGTTATTTCTTCGTGGGGTGTCATTTTGGTAAGATTAATGGTAAAACAATAACGCTGTCACGGGATTAACCCATGACAGCGTCTGAAATTAGCAGCGCAATTCACTAACTTGCCGTTTCGGTGAATACGCCGGTTTCGCAATCAAGGGTTCCGTCAGGGAGTACAAGTTCGCCAGCATAACCAGGAAGAGGGGTAGTGCAGGGAGCTTCAACTTCAAATGTGATCCCTTTTTCTGATCCAGGTTTATCCCCACTGTCGCCTTTAATCGATACGGTAACATCATAGTCGGCATCGCCGAGCATGATATAACGCTTTTCGGTTTCGTGCGGCAACGGAACAATAATCACCACGTTGGAATTGATAAGCTGTTTGGCCATAGACCTGGCAGCTACACTGATATCGGGAAAAGAGAATATCCCTTTGTTAAGGAATATCTTATGGTCCTTTTCGCCAGAAGGCTCCCACGAAACTTTTCCTTTTCCCTGAGTAGAATACAGGCGCAGGAATGTTTTACCTGATTCCATGATGAAATCTCCCGACACAACAACATTCTCAGTTGATGTGGCTACAGGAGTGGTAACGCGCGGTATCGTTTTGATCCAGCTTTTCGGAGCGAAGTACACAATGTTCTTGATGCCTGACGGGTTGATCTGCCCGTCAAGCCACTCCAGTTGTTCAAATAATTCTGCCATGATTACCTGAGATTAGGAAGCAGCTTCCGTTGAGAACTTGATAACTTTAATGAACCTCTTATCGAGTGTATCGAATCCGACGCCGAAGTAGCTCATCATGAAGAACTGAACCATTTTGGGATTGTCGCACTCGCGGATCTTTACATCCTCCTTATCGGATTCCTGGTCAACGCCAACCTTCAGGTTTTCGCGGATAGTGAAAAACATGTAGTCCTGGCTTTCCATGTTGTCGAGAGGAACAAGACGAACTTTTTTCTGAGTACCGATAAGGTACATTTGCGAAAAGTCGGTATTCCAGGGAGCATGTCCGTATTCGGCCTGAAACCAGTCTTCGTAAATCTCCAGGATGGAGGTAGGAAGATACAGATTTACTGCACGTTTTTTCAGCAATTTGTCGCATGAGCGCCAGGCAGTTTTCAGCACGTCGCCTACATTGGTGTAGTCGATAGCTTCGGAGGAAAGATCCTGGTAGTTTCCGTTTCCGGATGCCAGGGTGCCGGCAACGATGGCGGCTGCTACCTGGGTGGAAAAACCATTGAACAGGTCGGCAGTAGTGCTTCCGCTTGCGTTTCGCACGGCGGTAAACATGTTGTCGTACAGGGCTTCGCCAACTTTCTTGGCCATTTCGAGGGCCACAAGGCGGGCAATTTCGCGTTCTGTCGGCTTTTTGTTCGTGGCCTCGGTATAAAGTGTGCCGAGAATGGCGTTCGGGTCAAATTCCTTGACAACGTCACCCAGGAAGGTTTCCCATTCGTAAGGCGTTATCGTGGTATTGTCCGAAGCATCCTTTGCGGTCCGGTAGGGGCGAAGCTGGGCGTCAGTGTCGAGCACACCGCCTATTTCTTTACCTTGTAAACCGGTACGAAGAGTCATGTACTGAAGGATTTCCGACAGCACGGCAACCGGCATGGTAAGAAGATCCTTCTTATACTTTACGCCGGCATCGATGAGGGTTTGATGGATGGTAACTGACATGGGTATTATTGTTGTTTGTTGTTCGCACTTAAGCGATTGAATCGTTCGTAGAAACTTTCGTTACCGGAATTCTCATCCGATGCGTCAGTATCCTTTTCAACGTGTGCGCTGTCGGCGCCAGCGCCTTTTTCGAGTTCGGCAATACGGTCGTTTTTAGCTTTCAGATCGCTCTTAAGCTGGTTGTTTTCCGATTGCAGTTGGGAAGATTGGTCCACTTTCTGCTGAAGATCGGCTATTTTAGCTTCATGCGCTTCGAGAACGCCTTCGGCTGCAGTTGCCTGTTCCTCAGTTAGCGTGATTGATCCGTCAACGGTTTCAAACGTTTCGGATCCGGCTGCTTTGGCAAGCCGTTTGAGTTCGGGTTTTTGCATTGATATATGGGTGGATTTATGACTTGCTGATACATTTTCGGCAGCCAGGTTGGCGGCTTCCTGCAGTGCATCCTCAAAAGTGCCTATACTATCGACCAGGTCGCCGATCACGTCCTTGGCAAAGAATACATCGGCGGTGAAATATTTTTCGTCGATATTGCCACGGTTGGCTTTTACAGCATCGATAAATACTTGGGTTATTGGCCTAAGAACTGTTTCCTTATACTCTTCATAGTCTCCTGATCTGATCTTGTCAATGTTTCTACGTTTATTCACACTTTGAGGAGCTGTCACTACGTGGAAAACATAGCCTTCTTTTTCTAGCTTTGGCTGTTCGTCAACGAATTCCATGACTGTTCCAATGCTTCCTACCATTGCCGTTGAATTATTGGCAATCACTTTAGCGCATGAGCTGATGATCCAATAGGCTGCCGAACAAGCCATATCATCGGCAAATCCAAGAACAGGTTTATTGCAATTTTTAATAATTGAGGAAAGAGTTTCGGTCCCAGCCACGCTTCCGCCAGGAGAATCTATTTTTAACAAAATAGCATCAATCCCAGGATCGCGGTCGGCTGCTTTAATCCAGTTTCCTATCCTGGCCATACCTGCCGGACCACATTCCTGGTCTTCCTTGGTCAGTACTCCGCTGATAGTAATAACCTGTATATGCTTTACATCTGACTGTCCTGAATCTGAAACGGCTGCAGAACCTTTAATCCTAAAATTGATATCGTGCATCTCAGGAGCAACCGGTTCGCCTTTTTCGAATGAAATATTCGGATTTAAAACACTTTCAAGCAAATGAACGTATCCGTTAAATACCTGTTCGGATATTGCCCATGGTTCGTTGAGAATTGAATAAATTAGGTGTGGTTGTAACATAGCATATTAAGTTGATGCAATGTTACTACAGCCGCTCCGCTATCTAAAGGACTGCTTTTGGGTTCCGGCCACCGACCGGCAAGTTATTCGTATGTTATAACCGTACTTTGTTCCAGGCGATCCGTCGAGGCGTTGTTCAATTTCGAGCGAAGCCCCAAAATCGACAGTACCGATGTAATGATATCTTCCGTCAGCATCGGCAGCACGATACATTGCTTTTCTCCTGGTAAGGTAACCCAGCATCATATCATTGGCATGACTCAGACCGGCTATATATGCATTTACTTCCGTTTCCGAGACAAGCCCTTCTTCGGTAGTTACATTTTTTTCGTTAATGCTTCCGGAATGACCCTGTACAGGGAGCTCTATCCATGACCCGGAAGAACTCAATGCATAAGAGAGTGAAGTGATGATCATGGCTTTTGTTTTTATTGTTTTCCGTTAAAAGTCCCCATGCAGGGGACTTTTGAGTGATAAATTTTTTTTACGCTTACATGCATAAGGCTTTAGCCGTTACACGCAAATAGTCAAGAGCTTTTTTACGACGCCGATATTCGTATTTTTTGAGCGCTTCGTACTTATTTTCTCCGAAAATCATCTCGCTGTAAATTTCAAAAACCGTTTTCCGGTCCATCTTCATATCGAGCTTAGCTGTTTGAACCATCATGCGCAGGTCCATGAAAGCGCAAGCTTCAATATAATCGTTTATATGATTTTCATCATCAACGGAGTAGTAGATTGACCGATATTTTGAACGATCATCGCAAATGTGCGACGGCATGATCAGTTTTACGATGCCGGTCTGGTTCCTTACTTTGATCGGAATATCGGAAGTGCGGGCCATGGAGAAAAGAAACTTGCCCAGGATTTCATCGCGGTTAACTTTTATGTCGCCTTCCTGAGAATTGAAAACCCATCGCAGGTAATTTTCGAAGTAGGGTTTTCTGATTTTTAGCTGTATTGTCGAGTATTGAGTAATTGCCATACTACAATTATATATAAAAAATATTGACAATATAATACTATAAGGTTACATATTCCGACATGTCGGAGATAACAAAAAAAACATACCCCCTGCTTTAGGTTAAAAAAACGGCAAAAATTTGTAATTTCTTAAAAACACGCTTATAACATATTGATATTGAGAAATTACAAAATTACAAACCTGTTTAAAACAGGTTGTAATTTTTCATTTAACATACTGATAGTGAGCAATTACAAATTTTCGTTGATTTTTGGAATTTGAAATAGTATGCCGGTTATCGGATGGAGAAAAATTACAACTTTTTAAAAATTACAATTTGAATAAAAATTTGTAATTTTTTTGTAATTGAGTAAGAAACAGAAAACCAGTTATTTAACTATTAAAATTACAAATTACAAAAAAAATAATAAACGGGGTTAGGGGAGGAGAAAGCTGGAACCGACGATCCCGCTGTTTTTTTTTACAGGAAGCTTTGAAATTATACTTTATAATGTAGTGATGTGACGTTGCGTTTTTCGAATTGTGCGTATGTACGTAGCAAAAAAAGCCCGGCATAGCCGGGCTGAAATCTTTTTTAAAAAAAATCACAATACCATATCCGGCGTTCGCACCTGCGATATAAGCCGGTTGCTCAAGTGGGTATAAATCATAGTTGTTTTTACAGATTTATGGCCGAGCAATGCCTGTATCAGGTTGATATCGGCTCCGCCTTCGTACAGGTGCGTGGCAAAACAGTGCCTTACCAGGTGCGGATATACCCGGCGCGTAATGCCTGCTTTTGCGGCATAATCATGAATAAACTGCTGTATTGATTTTGCCGAATATTGAAGCGAAAACTGTCCGTTAAAAAGGTATTCCTTTGGCTTATATGATTGGTAGTATTGGCGAAGTGTAATGAGTGTTCGCTCAGATAATGGAACCAGACGATCTTTCTTACCTTTCGCCTGGCGGATGTGTATCACCATGCGGTTGCTGTCAATATCGGTTACCCTGAGGTTTATTACCTCGCTTTC